CCGCGACCGGTGTCGATATTGTGGGTGACTGCGATGATGCAGTGGAGGTGAGAGCGATGTATGAAGTATTTCTCGCAGAGCTCGCAAAGCAGAAAAAGAACTTTCTGTCAGTGAGCAGTTTGTCCAGAATCAAATGATGTACCATAATATCCTGATCGACGAGCTTCCAAAGAAGGTCGAGGTCGGCGGATGTGAGTACGATATCAACTATGGGTATCGTGCCGGCATCTTGATCGAGATAGAGATGTTCAGTGACAAAGAGGACGAAGACAAACTCCTTGAAGCACTGAACATTTTTTATCTCGGCAACATCCCGCCTGAGATGGAAGAGGCCATGCAGAAGCTACTCTGGTTTTATCGCTGTGGAAAGCAGGAACCAAAAGAGGAACAATCCTCCCATTCGATCAGACGGCAGCAGAGACGGGCATATTGCTTCGAGGTTGATGCGGCGAGGATATATGCAGCCTTCCGGACACAGTACGGAATTAATCTGAATCAGACACCCAGCAATGCACTGCACTGGTGGGAGTTCATGGCCATGTTTGATTCGCTGTCGGAGGAGCTATTGATTTCCCGGATCATGTTTTACCGCACAGCTGATCTCAAAAACATGGGGAAAAACCAGCGGGAGTTCATCAAGAGAATGCGTAAGCTCTATGCAATCAAGCATGAGTCCAGCAATCTCGATGACCGGGCAAAGCTGGCAAAACGCAATAGGGACATGAAGGAATATGTCAGAAAGAGGATGGAAGCATGCAGAAACGGGTGAGATGTCCGCACTGCGGTTATTCCATGCCGATTTTGATCACAGAAAAGGCGACTTGCACGGGGATAATCGCGAAGTGTAAGGGCAGAAATTGTGGAAAAGAATTTGAAGTTAAAATAAAAAAGGGTGAGCAAATCAAGTAGTGCCATTATGTGCCGATGATTTCTCTTGCCGAAAGGTGGGTGAGATAATTGGGATATGATGGTTCAGTAAAGATCAGCACAGAGATGGACGGAAACGGCATTAAAACGGGTTTAAAAGATGTCGAAAAGTCCACTCGAAAGACTTTTGAAGAGCTGGCAGAGGAAAGCGGGAAAACGGTTGAGGAACTGAGATCCGATGCCAAACGAATTGCAGAAGAATACCAGAAACAGGGAGTTAATATCCCGAATTCTTACAAAAAAGCCTATGCAGACATGGGTGTATATAGTAAGAGTGTCAAGCAGGATATGGTAGATGATGCAGAGGACATCGGGGATTCGCATGAGAAAAGCTCGGAGAAGGCCAGATTATCCTGGAGAAATGCGCTTTCTGGAATTGGCAGTTTAACAAAGCAAGGCTTCTCCGTTCTGAGCAGCGTAGCCGCTACGGCAGCTAAAGCAGCAACTGCGGCGATCACTGGTGTCGGTACCGCCCTGTCCGGTCTCGCCACAATGGGAGTCCAGTACAATGCTGGCATCGAGCAGTACGAGACTTCCTTTGAGGTTATGACAGGAAGTGCCGAAAAGGCAGCAGAGGTTATCGATAGCCTGAAGAAGGTCGGCGCAGAGACTCCATTCGAATTGGACAATCTGGCTGATGTAACTCAGCTCCTCATGAACTATGGCTTTGAAGCAAATTCGGCCATGGACAAAATGATGATGCTGGGCGATATCTCTCAGGGATCAGCGGACAAGATGCAGCGTATCGCCACAGCCTATGGTCAGATGAGCAGTGCCGGAAAGGTGTCCCTGGAAGATGTTAAGCAGATGATCGAGGCGGGATTTAATCCCCTGCAGGAGATATCTGAGAGCACCGGCGAATCCATGGCCTCACTGTATGAGCGCATATCTGATGGGGCCCTTGCGGTGGATGAGATCACCTCTTCCATGCAGAGAGCTACGTCTGAGGGTGGAAAATATTACCGGTCAATGGAGAAACAGAGCCAGACCATCACTGGCATGATTTCCACGCTGAAAGATAATGCCCAACAGCTCCTGGGTGAAATCGTCGAGCCACTGACAGAGAGTGTAGGACAGAAACTCCTTCCGACAGCTATAGATGCAGTGGAACAGCTGACTACTGCATTTCGAGAGAATGGCACCGAGGGACTAATCGAAGCGGGAAGCAAGATCATCAGTGATGTGCTGGTGGGCATTACGGATGCACTGCCGGGTATCATCGGCACAGCGTCAAATATCATCCAGACGATTGTCGATAACCTCAATGAGAATTTACCACAGCTCCTGACGACGGGCGGTCAAATTCTGACTTCTCTTGCCGATGGTGTGATCTCAGTACTGGGATCTTTATGGGATCTGGGATCGAATATTATTGAGCATCTGATCACAGGACTCATGGAGAACATGCCAGCGATCAGCGAGAAGGCAAAAGAGATCCTTCTGGGATTTATCCAGGGGTTTATTGATAACTTCCCTTCGGCAGTTCAAACGGGCACTGAGCTTCTAACCAGTGTTATCCAGGGCATCTCCTCGATGCTCCCCGAACTGGTACCGGCAGCAGTCGATGCGATTGTGACCTTTGCGGATACGTTACTACAGAACCTGCCGACGATCATTGATGCGGGTATTGATCTGCTGTTTTCGCTGGTAGAAGGCATTGTGAAGGCGTTGCCGACACTGATTCAGGAGGCACCCAGGATTATCAATGATTTTTGGGACGAGTTTGATGCAAACCTGTGGAAGATCATCAAAGCTGGAGCATCGTTGATCGTAAAGCTGGGCAAGGGAATCATCGACAGCATTCCGCTGATCCTGGAGAATGCCGGTGAGATCGTTAAGGCGATTTTCAATACAATCGCGCACGTTGACATGCTCAACCTCGGAAAGAGCCTGATCACGAAACTGGGCAACGGAATCAAGGGTATGTTGTCCAATATCGGTAAAGCCGCCAGAGATGTGGTTTCCAACCTCCTGAAGCCGTTTAATATCACGAACTGGAAGGATATTGGAAATGCCATCATTGGAGGTATTTCGGCGGGTATTGCCAGTGCAGCCCACAGTCTGGTGGATTCCGCCATAAGTGCAGCGAGCAACGCAATCAATACCGTTAAGGGATGGCTGGGCATTCATTCGCCTTCCCGCCGGGCAAAGAAAGAAATCGGTATTCCGCTGATCACCGGCGCGGCCGAGGGTGCCGAGGATGCTACCCCGAAATTTGTCAAAGCCTCTGAGGACAGTGCGAGATCAGCTATTGAGGCTATGCAGGATGTCTCTGCATCTGATTTCGTCCGCAGGATGCAGGGCGAGTCTTACCGGAAGGCGGCAGACAACGAGATGTCCGCCCGGAATAAGTACCAGAACAACGGTTATGATCCGGAGGACCCTGATTCCGATGGCGATGTGATCGTAAATAATCAGTTCATTGTTGACGGGAAGCCGCTTGTTGATGAAACAGTGAAAAAGACAAAACGTGAGATTGCTAAAGAGCAGAGAAATAATCAGGCTGCGAAAGGAGAGGTAGTCTTTGGATGAGTTTTATGTGGTGAATCAAAATGGTGTGAAGTCGAGTAGCCTTCATATCTTTTTCGAAGAATATCCTTCAATCAAACTTGGTCAGGAAAAAATGGAGAAGAAAACCGTTCCCGGGCGCGGCAATGTGTGGCTGCGCACCGGGACTTTTTCGGATACAGAAATTCGCATGGTAGTAGATGTCAATGTGATCGGGACAACCAAAGACCGAATGACAGCCTATACAGAGGCAAGGAGGTACCTGCGTGAGTGCAAAACAATTGCTTTTTGTGATGCACTGGATCATCTCTACAAGGTCAAAACCGTAGAGCTTAGCGAGGTAGATCAGTACATAGAAGAAGCAGGAGATTTTTCTGCGGAATTTATATGCGCACCGGGTGTGTATCTGAGCTCCGGAGTGACGGAATATGATGCGGAGGAAGTGTTACAGAATCCATATGATTTGTGTCATCCCGAGTATCGCATTACCGGAGAGGGTGTGTGTACGCTTGCTGTAAATGGTAATGAGATGACGGCGAATGTTGGCCAGAATCTCACAGTCAACACAGAACTGATGATTGCTTACCGCACTGACGGAACCATGCAGAATACGGCAGTATCCGGTGGTTATAGCGGGCTCTATCTTAATCCCGGAGAAAATACGATATCCATCACGGATGGCTTTGATTTAAAGGTTGTCCCGAATTGGAGGTGCTTATGATCCAAGTATATAAAAAGGGAAATAACCTTTACAGTCAGAATGGAAACCATGTGCTCCATCCGGTATCCTGTGATGTGGACCGGACATTAAATGGCGCGTGGGAGCTGACCATGGAGCTTCCGCTGGATGAGAGCGGAGCATTCCTGGATGTTACGGCCGAAGCTGTCATTAAAGCGCCAACACCGGAAGGCGAGAAGCTCTTCTATGTGTATGATACTGAGAAAATATCAGAGGATTGCTTAAGCGTCAGCGCACGGCCTGTATTTTTAAATGCGGCGAGCGAGGTGTTTATTCTCGATACCCGTCCGACAGGGAAAAACGGGCAGGAAGCACTTGATATATTAACAGCGGGGACAAAGTATTCCGGGCGGTCAAATATTACAAAGACGAGTTCTGCCACCTATATCCGAAAGAACTTGATCGAAGCGATCGCATCAGATAATGACAATTCCTTTGTGAACCGCTGGGGCGGTGAAGTGCTATATGATGACTTCTCAATTGTTATCAATGATCGTGTTGGTGGGGACTATGGAGTAAGCGTTCTGTACGGCAAAAATCTGGCCGGTGTCTCTGAGCAGGTCAATATTGAGGAAGTGGTTACAAGAATAATCCCGGTGGCATATAACGGCTATACGCTGGAGGGGGACACTCCGTGGGTGGATTCTCCATTGATTGGATCATACAGCCACATTAAGCATAGAGTGATCCGCTATGACGATGTGAAGCTGACAGAAGATACGGTGGAGGGAGAAACAGGCTTCGGTACACTGGAGCTGTTGAGACAGGAACTGATCAGGCGCTGCAACCTGGAGTTTGAAGCCGGAATTGATAAACCCAAGGTTACTTTGGAAGTTGATATCGTTGATCTGGCAGATACTGTGGAGTACGAGGACTATGCGATTCTGGAGAAGATTTCTCTAGGCGATACGGTCTATTGTCAGCACGATAAGCTGGGTATTACAACCACTGCAAGGATAATCCGGCAGAAGTGGGATTGCATCCTGCAGCGCAATAAAAATCTGGTTATTGGAGATTATCAGGCAAATTACTTCGACAAGATAAGCTCCGTGGTCAACTCCATCGCCAAAAATCTGAACACCGATGGCACACTCATGGCGGACAGGGTATCAGGTATTCTTAACGGTATCTATACTCAGTTACGCCTGCAGTCAACGGCTGCCAAGAAGGTTGAGGGGCGGGCTTTTGTTGTAGAAGATTTGGATCCAGACAGCCCTTTGTATGGCTGTATGCAGTGGGGAACGCAGGGACTGCAGATTTCCACCACACGAACCGCCGATGGAAAGGATTGGGACTGGACAACAGCGGTAACTGCAAAGGGTATGGTTGCAAATGCGATAATCACGGGTCTGTTGTCAGATCAAACAGGACAGAATTACTGGAATTTGGATACCGGGGAATTTCGCTTATCCTCTACTGCGTTTAAGGTGGACGATCAGAGCATTGGTGATTACATAAGCAAAAAGGCAGAAGAAGTTAGTAGAAATATCTCAGTGATTCTCTCCAACGAATACCAGTCCATCCCCACTGACTCTGCCGGCAACTATACCACCTTTCCGGAGTGCTCCACGGCAATTCAGGTACTCTACGGTCAAGCTGATATCACCGCACAATGTACCCTCACGGCCACCACCAGCGCA